CTGGAGTGTCTAGTCTGTCCTTGTGCTGGATCTCCTAACACTTTTCCACCTCCGAATGTGGCGGTTGGGATCTTGCTAAGGAGACCATTCTTTGTTTTTGCGGAAATAATTGATGACGTATCACCTACTATAGATGAGTTTGGAGCAAATTGTAGAATCCTATCAGGATAGAACTCTTGTTTGTTCTGTACATCTTTTAGTAATTTTGATTCGCTATACTTCTTACTAGATCTACCTGCAAAAACTTCGTCTACCATTATACATTCAGATATTCATTCAACGTACTTTTTTTAGGAATACGTATCAGAACACCTGCCTTGAAAGACCAAATAGGATCTGTTACTATATCCATGTTACGATGTTGGAACACCCACCAAAGTTTTGATGTTCCATACAGGTCATGACTTAACAAGTCAGGCCGATGTTCGTAAAATGAATCGATCTCATAGACTACATCATCTTCATCAAATGCAAAAAGCCTTTTGTTTAACAATCCTAGTGTTTCGGAGTCCATTGGAGTGTTGAGATATGGTGATTGTTTACTGTATGCTACCATTAGATAAATCCATCCTTGGTCAGTGACCCATTGGCAAAAGCCTTAAGATCAAATTGATTTGAAATTTTGTTACGTGAGTACACAGGCAACACCGTAATTGTAATTAATGAATCTGTAGGAACTTTGTTTACCACACTTGCTTCACGTGCCATCAGTGGTTGTCTTTCATTATATTGTTTAGTTGCTGATATTTGGCCTGAATCTGCTCCACCACCCCTTCCAATATTGCTAATGTGTGGATTGGCAGTTCCAGTAAACAAAGATGATGTGCTTGATGTCAGTCCAAGTGCATCAGTAGACGGGTTCAATTCAATCGAGATGTAATCAACATTTTGCCTGAATTCAACAGTGAAGTCTGTAACCACACAAGGTACATTTGAAAACACATGATCGCCATATCCGTTCAGCCTACATATTGGTGGAGGATTACCTTTGTTTGTTTCTCCACCATAATACATTTTTGTAATTGTTCTTAAAAAATGCACAGTGCCGATCCATCTGCGTCCACTTGCTTGATCCTGCACAGGAAAATCTCCTGATATTGTAATTTGTTGCACCTGTGAATTTTGATAAGCATAATATGGAAAATTGTTATGTATAACGGCCCTTGCATCATAATTGGCTGTGTGTTGCAAATTAATAAATGGTGTTGTAGGAAAACGCATTCCATTATCAGCCATCATTGTGTCAGGGAGCACAGGTGAGTTGGCCATTAATTGGTTAAAATGAGCTGGTGGCAAACTTAATTTGACGGCCCAATCTCCTGTGGAAGAAGGCGATCCAGCATTAGTATTGAGTCCACGCCTATCTAGACCCGCTATCCCTCCAGGAAATAATCCTGCCTGTGACAATCTTGCCTGCACAGCATTAAAGCCGCCAGTGCCCATTTGTCTTACGACTCTTCCAATATTTTGTAATGATTTCGTGAATATAGACATATAAAATATTTATTGCATAAATTAACACAGTAGTTTATAATAAGAATATGCCTAAATCAAAATATCTTAACAACAAAGACCTGTTGCTAGAAATACACAAAAGCAAAAAAAAATACAGTTCATTTGTTGCTGATGAGGACAGTGATTTTGATATCATTGTACCAGACATCAAAAAAATTAACATAAGAAGTATAGCAGAAGCAAGACGTAATCGAGTCAAAAAACTTGAAAAAGCCACGGGAGAAAAAATAAACCCTAAAACAATCACCAAACAAGACTTGGTGTTTCGTGTGATGACTTTCGATCATGTACCTAATTCAAACAGGAAAAGCAAACCAAAAACCATAGCAGAATCAAAGGTTAAGTGTAATTTTCCTCCGTTCCAACACTATCGATTCGATGCGAAAGAAAAACTAAAATGCGTAGGCAAATCACACTGGAAGGGCGGCATGGCCAACGGACACTTTTCCGTGGATCATGGAGCAATGACTCCTAAACTTGCAAAAATGTTTTTATTGTTGGTACAAAGATATGGTACCAGAGGTAACTGGCGTGGTTACACGTACAACGATGAAATGCAAGGACAGGCCCTGATGCAACTGTCACAGATTGGTTTACAGTTTGATGAATCCAAATCAGAAAATCCATTTGCATATTACACAGCGGCAATAACAAATTCATTTACTAGAATATTAAATGTAGAAAAAAAGAATCAGGCACTGCGTGATGACTTACTACAAGAGAGTGGTATGATGCCATCACACACAAGGCAAATAGAACACGAATTAAACATAAAAGAATTACAGGCACAAGAAGATCAAAAATTCAGCAAAAAAAAGTAGACTTGTTTTTTAATTTACAGTAAAATTACACATATGCAGACTTTTAAACGTGCGGCCGTTTTCACTGACATACACTTTGGCAACAAAGGCAACTCGAGGCAGTTCAATCAAGACTGTGAAAGATTTGTAGACTGGTTTATCAAAGACGCACAATCACGCAACTGTGAAACATTCATATTCATGGGCGATTGGCATCATCACAGAGCCACCATTAACATAGACACATTAGGATATTCATTACGTGCATTAGAAAAACTTGCCAATGCATTTGAACAAAGTTTTTTCATACTGGGTAATCATGACTTGTACTTCAAAGATTCAAGAGCAGTGAATTCAGTTGAATGGGCAAAAAATATTCCCAACTTACAAATTATTCATGAACCGTTGATAAAAGAGGACTGTGCGTTTATCCCTTGGTTAGTCGGAGATGAATGGAAGGAGCTCAAAGAGGCCAAATCTCTGCCGTACGTGTTTGGTCACTTTGAGTTGCCTTACTTCCTTATGAATGCAATGATTTCTATGCCAGACACAAATGAACTGAGAGCAGAACACTTGCAACATCATGGTTATGTGTTTTCAGGACACTTCCACAAACGCCAAGTAAAAGGCAACATTCATTATATTGGTAATGCTTTTCCACACAATTATTCAGATGCAAATGATTTTGCCAGAGGCTACATGGAACTTGAATTTGGTGGAGATCCTTTGTATCATGATTGGCCTGACTGTCCGAAATATCAAACAGCAAAACTAAGTGAACTGTTACACAGTTCTTCAATACTGCAAAAAAACAGTTATGTGCGAGTAGACATAGACACAGACATCACATATGAAGATTCAAACTTTGTTAAAGATACTTTTTTAAGACAATACAAATTGCGTGAAATGACTTTTATACAACAGCGAGACATGACACAGTATGATTCAACTGAGATGCCACAAGCATTTGAATCCATCGATGAAATTGTGCATAACCAAATACAAGCAGTTGATTCTGAGCACTACGACAGTCATTTGTTACTTGAGATATACAAAAATTTATGATAAAACTAAAAACACTTACAGTGAAAAACTTTATGAGTGTGGGCAATGTAACACAGGCTCTTAATTTTGAGGGACATGAACTTACATTGGTGTTAGGACAAAACATTGATCTTGGTGGCGATGATGCTGGATCAAGGAATGGCACTGGTAAGACAACAATACTAAATGCACTGTCTTTTGCACTGTTTGGTGACGCACTTACCAATATCAAAAGAGATAATCTTGTAAACAAAACAAACGGCAAAAACATGTTGGTGTCTTGTGAATTTGAAATACAAGGCAAACAGTATAAAATTGAACGTGGACGAAAACCTGCTGTTATAAAATTTTATGTGGATGGACAAGAAGAATCAGATGATGAAGCACAAGGTGATTCACGCGAAACACAAAAAGACATAACAAAAATATTGGGCATGAGTCACATCATGTTCCAAAACATTGTTGCACTGCACACATATTCACCTCCTTTCTTTGGATTAAAAGCGGCAGAACAAAAAGATATTATTGAACAACTGCTAGGAATAACTGTGCTATCTGAGAAAGCAGAGGTATTGAAAGAAGAGACAAAAGAGACCAAAGAAGTAATCAAAGAAGAAGAAATACGTTTGGATACAATAGAACGCAACAATGAAAAAATACAATCATCCATAGACACATTAAAAATAAGAAGCAGTGCATGGCGTACAACACAAGATGAAGAAATAAGCAAACTTACAAAATCTTTAGAAGAACTAATGAAAGTGGATATCAAATCAGAGATTGAAAAACACAAACAGTTAGAATCATACAGAGAAAATTATGAGAAGAAAAGAACATGGGAACGTGAACTTAGCACTGTGCAAACAGCAATAAAACAATCAACCAAACAACTCACAGACATATTAGCAAACATTGAAAAAACAGCAGACAACACTTGTCCAACCTGTGGTGCTACAATGGAAGATGTCAAACATCAAGAACTAATCAAAAAATACACAGACGACCAAACACAGTTTGAAAAATACATTGAAGAATTAGTGGAACAAGAAACAAAACTGTCTGGTAAAATACAAAGCATAGGTGATCTTGTACAACCAAACACATATTATGAAACTGCACAGGAGGCTTACAAACATGAAAACACAGTTGGTTATCTTGGTGAACAACTAGAAACTAAAACACAAGAATCTGATCCATATGCAGATCAAATAGATGAATTAAAAACTTCAGCAGTGCAAGAGTTGTCTTATGATAAAATGAACAACTTGCGTAAACTGCAAGATCATCAAGAGTTTTTATACAAACTGTTAACATCAAAAGATTCGTTTGTGCGTAAAAAAGTGATTGATCAAAACTTGACTTATTTAAATGCAAGATTGGCATACTATCTAAACAAAACTGGCTTGCCGCATGAGGTTGTGTTCCAATCAGATCTCAGTGTAGAAATAACTGAACTTGGTAGAGACTTAGACTTTGATAATCTAAGCAGAGGCGAACGTAATAGACTGACACTTAGTTTATGTTGGGCATTCAGAGACGTGTGGGAAATGTTATATCATGGAATCAACACAATGTTTATAGATGAATTGGTTGATTCTGGCATGGACACAGCTGGAGTTGAAAATGCAATTAGCATATTGAAACAAATATCACGTGAGCGACACAAGAACATTTATCTTATTTCACACAGAGATGAATTGCAAGGACGTGTTAATAGTGTGTTGAAAGTCACTAAAGAGGGTGGTTTTACATCCTACGCATTCACAGATACAGTAACATAATTATTATCTGATATAATCAATATCCAGTGTTTTAAAAACTTTCAGCAACTGAGTAGTATTATTATGAGCACTTTGATCTGTATAAGACAGAGTGTTGTGTAATGCTTCATATAGGGGATCTATTTTATCATAATTAAAATTTTTATTAGAGTACTTTTCAACTTTTTGTAATTGGTTAATAAATTCAACTTTGTTGTGAAAACAAGATATAGGAAATGGCAAACAATTTTTTGGCGTTTTTCTCTGTAACATATATTCATTCAACAAATGATTTCTATACCAACGTCTTAAACTTCGATAATTAGCGGTGCCATCTCCTTGTTTTTTAATACTTAAATATGGACTATCCTTGAGAAGATCACAAATAGGAGCCCATCGCCATGGATGCATTTCAAATTCTTGAATATCTATTCCTTTTTTATAATGTGCAAAAAACCTCTCTCTACTAATTACTCCTCTGGTGCAAACATTATAAGCCCATAGCATTGGCTTATCTTTTACTAACCAGATACCACCATTGAGATTTTCTTCTATATCTCTGAATTTAGGATTTGATCTAAAGTCTAAGTGTTGCCATTCTTTGTTTCTCCAAAAATCGAAAATCGGCACGTTCCTTTGTATTTCAGATTTCCCTACTAATACATTCAAAGCCATAGTTAGGAAAAAACCGTGTTCTCCATGATCATTATAAATTGTAATCATTAATGTAATTACCAAACAAATTGACATTGTACAAAAATTGTGCTAAAATACTTGGATGGAAGATAATTTAAAACAGTACTTCGGAGGCATATGGAAGCCAGATTGGGCCAAATTTGAACACAGTGGCTATCAATTGATTGAAAAAATAAATGATCTAAAACCAGAATCTGTTTTAGACATTGGATGTGGCTACAATGAACTTAAGGAACGTATTCCAAATTTATATGGTATTGATCCATATAATTCTGCGGCTGATGAAAAAGTGTCAATTGAAAACTTTAACTGTGGCACAAAACAATGGGATGTCGTACTTGCTTTAGGTAGTATAAATTTTGGCACTGAGTTTAAGGTGCGTAGACAATTTAAAAAAGCAGTTAGTTTGTTAAAAAATAAAGGACACTTTTTTGGAAGGTTTAATCCAGGTTCAAGAATAGGTCATGCAGATCCTATTGCTGAAGGCATACAATTTTTTCCATGGAGCAAAAGTTATCTTAAAGATTTATGTTATGAATATTCTTTAGATGTGTTACAAATGGAAAATGACAATGCAAGAATATTTTTCCATGGCCAAAAACATTTAATGGGCACTTAAGAATTTTTAGAAGCAATTTTTACTTCTTCATCAAAACTTCCTTTGTCAGGACTAGACAAATATTTGCTATTTGTATTCTTTTTAATATAATCTTTAATCAAAGTTTCGTGGTTCCAAGCCACAGGAAAATCCAAGTTTTTTTCTAACGTTTTTAAATATGATCCTCCATAAAGATAAAGTAATTCAGTTGATATGTATTGCACATTTTCAATGCCTACATATTGTCCTATTCCTTCACACATTGTTTTATCAAAATTTTTGAACTGTTCAAGTGCAATAGGCGTTGTGTGTTTACCACGCACTCGTGTTTGTTGCATTTCTAAAATGTCTCTGTCACGTCCTATAATGCACATTTTGACTTCATTAAATTTTTGTTTTGCATGTTTAACAAAATCAGCATAGTTTGGAATCTGTGGTTGCTTGTTTTTAAAATATGGACATGATATTGAAGTCACATATTTGTTACGTTCATTTAATTCAAGTTCGGACAGTTTGCTTGGCTCTTGCCAATATTCATTCATTGGCTCATCATGATGACCTTGCCATTCATCTTTCAACATAGGCCAACCATTTACGGACGGGTGCATTGAAAATACCTTGGCCCATAAATGATTACCTGATCCTTGCGGACCTGTTACAATTAAAAGTTTACTTGGATTTGCTTTTTCCATACTGGCTTATTAACAATGTTAGCACAGGTGAGCCAAAGATTGCAATAAGTGTTCCAGTAAATGCTGTATCAGTGTATCCTAGTCTGCCCGACACATATAATATTTCACCAATTGTTGCTGGTATTAATATTCCCCAAAACATGCCTTGTTCTGTGATCCATTGTGGCTTTAACACAGCAATCATCGATGGTAACCACACAGATGCCCTTAATATTGCAAAGAATAAAAACAGATACACTAACTGCATGCCTGGAATATTTGCAACTAATATGCCCGCTATTGCTAAAGCAATCATACCATACCTTGCAGAACTTATAGGATTTCCTTTTTTGAATTGATTGTATATGTCATGTCCGGTCATGTTTGCTACAGATGCAAACTGTGAATCAAGAATAGCAACCAATCCTGCAAAAACCATAAAGGCAAATATGATCGATGCTATTGGAGGTAAAAATGTTCCTATCACTATGGCATTGGTCGTGCCTACCATCGAACCTGGAATGTCCATGCCTGATCCTGCCGCTATGAAACCAAGCAGTCCCATACAGATAGGAATAACAATGAACACAAAAGAAGCAATGACATATGAAGGGATAATTGATCCAACTTTGATAGAAAATGCTCTTTGATAGAAAGAGTTGTCACCCCATGGTCCGCCCATGTGTCCTAAGAATGCGGCCGCACCAAATCCAGTGAATATACCCCATGCAAATGATGTGCCAAATATTTGTCCGCCTAATCCTGTTTTACCACCAATACCTGCGGCAACCACATCCCAGCCACCTGCTGAAGAAATTACCCATGGTACCAAAATAATAACACCAGTCCACACCACTAATATTTTTATGATCTCAGTGACCACTGTGGCTTTCAGTCCTGTTCTGAAAGAATAAAGTATTGCAACTCCTGCCATTAAGAATGTTGCCAGTGTGTAGTCCACTCCTGTCAAAACTTCAACAGTTTTTGACCCTGCTAACAAATTGATTGCAAATGCACATGTGGCCAATATCATCATTTCAACCACAAAAAGACTCTGCACTCTGCCGGAGAAACGATCTCTTAGATAGCCTGAGAATGTAAATCCTTTTGGTTCATTGTTTCTAATGCGTTTGGCAAAATAAGCAAATGCTCCTAGTGTTAGGAAGTTGCCCAAACAGAACCAAAACAGTCCTACTAATCCGTTCACATATGCCTGTTGAGCAGATATGAACAGTCCAGGTGCCCATAACCAAGCTGCCGCAACACTGAGTGAACCTTGGAAAGTGCCAAGTTCTCGTCTTGCAACTAAAAAAGAAGTTTTGTTGTCATTGTAACCCCGCGAAAAATAATAAGTCATCGCGAACGCAAATAACCCATATACCAACAAAATGTTGATCCCGGTACTGGCGGGAAACAGTGGGAATAAATTTGTTATATCCATATGCAAATTATATACTATTTTGACATTTTGTCCAACAGTTTTTTGATGTCGATGTCAAAGTACAGTTCCTTGTGTTTTTCATACACCCAACCGTCCCTGTCAAACACGCCTTGGCCACGATTACGTTTGGCAGTTCTATCTTTCATTTTTCTGATCTTGATAAAGATATCATCACGAAACACAAAACGATCCACTGCTTTTGCAAGGTCTCCAGTGTATTGATCAACGTGCCAATGCCATAGGAAAGGTGCCCAAAAATAACCAAGTGCATCACGCCATTCTTTGGTCACAATAGGTTGTGTGCAACTTTGCATTTCTGCTCTGTTTGGTCTGCCATCATACACTGCCATACAAAATATTCCATCAGGGTAATCTTGTTTGGTTTGTATTACTTTAGTGTCCCATCCTTGTGTAACAAACTGTATTTCATCACCTGCCAACATGTAATAATCTGCTTGTGTATTTTCACACAGCATATTCCAGCTCTGCACAGTATTTTGGTCAGGGCCTATTTCCCATTGCACGGATGGGCCGTGTGTGGTTTGTAAACCTTGTAAAGTTTTTGTGTATTTTTTTAGATCAGGATCATCATCATTAAGATAATATTTTACAATTACTTCTTCCCAATTATCTGCTGTTTGTGAAGCAGTTTCTATTACCCTTTTTAGGAAGGATGGTCTTCCACGCGATGGAATAGCAATGCATATCATAATTCAAGCACACAATTAATCATACGTTCAAATCCTGTTTCACGCTGTTTTGGACTTAACTTTTTCCTATCCAACCAATTAGGATCCAAATGGTCAGACACTGTGTTGACACTCAAGGCCTTTCTGTTGTATTCAGCGGCCAGTGCATACAACATATAAGTTTCCATTTCAACAGCCAATATGTTATATTTTTGACAATGTCTCCACCAGTCTTTGTTAGGTTGGTAAAAATAATCATTGGAAGTAATCCCTCCCACATGAGCATCAGGACACTTGTCTATAAATTTTTTAAGTAGATTAAAATCACAACTCGGTGAATATGAGAAACCAGGAATAAGATCTTTGCCCATTGCACTGTCTGTGGATGCTGTTGTTGCCGCAACAATATCGCCTACTTTTATACTTTTTTGTATTGCACCGCAACTTCCTACTCGTATGATTGTCTGCACATCATAAAATTTAAACAGTTCAGTAATGTAAATTGAATTGCTAGGCATTCCCATTCCACCGCCTTGCACAGAAATATTCCTTCCTTTATAAACACCTGTAAATCCTAAGCAGTTCCTTACACTATTAATTTGTCTTACGTCGGTCAAGAAAGTGTGTGCAATCCATTTGGCCCTTAAAGGATCTCCCGGCATCAACACTGTGTCAGCATAGTCGCCTTTTTGTGCTTCAATGTGTGGCGTCATACAACTCCTTCCAATTCTTTACTCTCTTTCCATTATATGATCTATTGTATGGATGGTCAAATATGTATGTGTCCATGCCAATGGCGTCTCCAGCTTGTGCATGAGACACATTATCCTCTAACCAGACATATCCAGTGCCTTTGTATCTTTGCTCTAACACAAATTTTTTTCCTTTGCGAAAATCTAAACTGCAATCTATGTAATCAAAGACATCTCCGAAAATATGTTTTAGATTTTCAGTTCTTAATTTTTGTGCGTACTTGTCCATGTGTAAACTACTAATCACCTCAAATCTATAACCATCGTCAGCAAATTTTGTAACATACTCAACACTGTCTTTGTAAGCAGGCAAGTATCCTACCGACCCAGACTCATTGAATCTTGACACTTGATTCTGTGCCTCTGCTTCATCAATAGCGTATCTTAATGTTTGACTGAAGTGCTGATCTGCTTCCGGTAGTTTTTGATATCCTTGTTCCGCCATCCACACATCAAATGCAAATGCCCAATCTAACAATACACCATCACAGTCACTGATTATTTTCTTCACTGAGCAACACTCTCCTTATTTCTTCCCATGTACCTAAATCAACATAATCATCCACTTTAATAGCTTTGGATTTGTATATAGGAGTTTGTTTTATTTCTTCATTGTCAATGCGTTGCTTTAAAGTAGACTTTTCCATGAAAGTCATGCACGAATCAAAAGTCCTTTTCCTAAAAGCAAAAGCACACCAATACGCATTAAAATTTTCATATCCTGATTCTGGTTTGTCTTCATACCGTTCCACAATGTTTTCTGAATTCACATATAATGATCCTTTTGTCTTTAAAACATTGGGATCATTTTCTTGTTTGTATAAAAATGTAAATCCTGTTTCTGTTAGGGAATTTGTTACAGTTTCAAATAGATCTGTGTTTGGAGACAATGTCATTATGGTGTCAGGTAATAACACAATATTGTGTTCACCAAACACATGCTTTGCACTTTTTATTGCTCCTGTGTATTCATATTCATTTGGATTTTGATACACAAATGAAATGTTATATCTGTCTTTGTATTTGGAAAGATAAGATATTATTTCTGTTTTATCTTCATTTATAACAACAACAAACTCAACATCTTTACGTCCATAGTCCCTAAAAAAATTAAATGAACTATCGATCAATGCTTCGTGATCATTAAGACGAAGTATTTCTTTAGGATATGGCAAATTTAAACGTGTGCCATTACCCGCGGCTGGTAAAATTACTTTAAGATTGCTCATGTGTCCAACAGTGTTTCATATCCTTGTGTGTCAGGGGTTATTTCTCTAAAAGGCTTTTCATATACTTGAATTTGCATGCCATATCTTTTTGTTGAATCGATGCTTGTTATTTCTTCAACTGCATGAAAGGCCCATCTTGATTTAAAAAATACAAACAGGCAGTTTTTCTTGTATGGGATTTGTTTTACTTTTTTAAATCCTTTAAAACTAAAATGTTTACCGCCAGGAGACAAATCGCCCTCACTTGCAGTGTATATACAAGTGCCTAAATGTTCATGGGTATTGTTTTCAGGTAGTGTAAAAATGTTTGTAAACACTCTGTCGTGTCTATCTGTGTGTGGGCCTATAAAATATCCAATATCATGATGTTGTACAAACCATTCTTGCACAATCCAGTTAAGCCAAGCATCATTTTTACACAGTGGACCAAACTGTGTTGCAAAATATGTTTCATATTTTTGCTTGATTAATTTTGCGTACCAATTATTTTCAAACAAGATATTTTGAACTGATCTCCAAAATTTATCTTCTAGTTGATAACAATCAATTTGTTTACGTATTTGATAGTGTGGATTATTTTTACTGTGTTTTTTAAGCCAAGGTTTGGACAACTCACTGTTTGTTTCTAATGGATTGTATGTATGAAAATATTTGTATACTTCGTCAGGCCAAACATTTTCTATAAACATATGTGGATATGGATACAATTGAAGGTCAGCATTGTCAATTGAATTTTTTATGTGTGTTCTACAGTTTTCAATATCAAGCATTATACATTCCAGTGGATATCGCTTTCGAATACCTTATTGAAAAAATTTTTGTTTGTAATCCTACATTCTGCTAGGAAATTTTTGTCTTGAATACCATATCGCCAATTGTTGATACTGTGCAACCAATTTTTTACTTTTCCCATGTCGCCGCCTAGTGTTCTCCAAGAAAATTTCCAAGATGTTGGTATCTTGTGTCCTGAAAAATTTTTTTGCCATAATTTTCCATATACATCATGCTGATCTCTGTGTATGTGCAACATTTTATATCTTGGATCATCTATCTCACCTATCATTGCATGTAATCTTTGTTTTACAACTAAAGTTTTTTTACCTAGCAACATTGCCCAATATGCTCCATGATAAGAAGATGTTATAATTTTATCGCAACTTTTAATAAAGTTTACAACTGTTTCTATATCGTTTGGCGAGTTGAAAATTTGTGCATAATTTTGTCCTTCTATAGCACGCCTAATCCATCTGTTGTTAATAGGCCAATTTTTATGATGTATTATTCCTGTGTCGTACTTTATTTCTGCATCATTGTTGTCAAAAACTTCATGCAGGCAACTTGCACATGGCACATATTCATATTGTCCTAGTGAAGCAACATGGTCTTTGTTAAACTCATCACGTGCCAAACTAGGATTTCTAATACCTAAAAAATCAAACTCTTTTAAAAGTGATACTCCATTCATACGCACAAAGCCAGGATTTAGTCCCAAACCCCATGCAACTAATTTTTTAGGCTGATGCAAATTAATATTTTTCTTCAACCATTTACGATATTTGTTGTTACCTGAACTTAACAGATCTCCGCCACCATACACTAGCACATCAACTTCTCCCACACTTTCATTAAATTCATTTATGTGTCCCACTGTTGCGTGTTTAAACTGTGGAAAATAATGTTTAGGTGTTGCCCACCAATCTCCTGGATTATCTTTGTCCATCGCATGGATAAAATGTATTTTCATAACAAGTTTTCTATCAAAGGCTTAAACCTACGCCACACTGTGCCATCTCTTACTTCCTGTATGTTCCAATTGGCGTATGCTAGATTGTGCAACCATTGTGTCCGATCAGGCATAACAGGATTTTCTATCTGTTTAAGATCATGTGATCCAATATCCCATGCAAGGCAAAGATCGGAGGTTAAAAATACTGGGATTCCATAAGTGGCCGCGTCCACTGCGGCAGTTGAATTGTGCGTGACTACACAATGTATGTTGTTCAACTCTTCCAAGAATGTCCATCTATATCCTTTGAACATTCCACCGCCTCTTGTCATGTCTGCAATTTTTATTTGCGGATGTCGTTTGCTGATATCTTCTGCACATTTGTCAGCATGATTAGGATGTGGTCTCAACATCAATGGTCTATCTGTTACGCCTTTAAGTTGTTCAACAACTTCATCTACCCACTTGTAAGGATCTTTTTGTGCCATGCTCCAGTTGTCTTTAGGCTGTGTACACAACAAAATATATTTGCCTTCTTTACGCCATGGTCTTTCATCTATATTAAAAGTGGATTTTATTTTTTGCCATCTGTCTCCTGGTGAGTCATTATTAAGGAAATTTCCATTACGCATAGGTGACCAAAGGCCACATCTAAAATAATGTTTTTCAGGATCAGTTGCTCTGTTGCCAAAACTGGTCCAAAGGCCTCCATCGAAGACAATTGGTACTCCTCCGTGTTGCTCCATGTGTTGTCTTATTTTGCGTCTATTACCTTTGAGAAAATCACCAGCATTGTCAGGCCCATATCCAAAATGCACACACACTTTTTCTTTAGGAGGCCCCATCCATTTTTCTTTATCAGGTACGCCTTCTATCCATACAGGATCGTCGCCGGCAGCTTTTATACCTTCCCGCCATGCCTTTATCATTTCAAAAGATGCACCCGTTCCCCTGCGTTTTACAGTGTTTCGGAAAATTTCAACCTTCATATATGCGTATTTAAATAGCAACAACTATGGCACGTTCAATCACGGTAATCAGCACATTCTCAGATGAGGGTTGGCAACAGTACGGTAAACGTTTTGTTGAAACCTATGTAAAATATTGGCCGAAAGAAATACAACTAAAAATTTATTGTGACACTGTGCAAAAAGGTTTTCCAAGTGTTGAATGGATCAAACTGAATGATGTCTGCCCTGACTTGGTTGCATTTAAAGAACGCCACAAAAATAATCAACATGCACATGGTTTGAAACCAGATGGTAGTAAAAAGTCATATTTGTGGGACGCAGTAAAGTTTGCTCATAAATCATATTGTGTATCACACGCGGCTCTCAATAGCTCAACAGATTTAATTATCTGGTTGGATGCAGATGTTGTTACCCACTCACCTGTTCCATTTGAGTTTATTGAGAGTCTGCTTCCTCAAAATCATTATTGTGCATACTTAGGTAGACAAAAAATTTATCCCGAATGTGGATTTGTGATCTATGATACAAGATCAAATTATAACAAAAGTTTCATGCATGATTGGCAAGATTACTATAACAAAGATTCTTTGTTTAAGGAAATCGAATATCATGATTCTTATCTGTTTTGGCAACTTGTGAAAAAACATCAGTCCACAGGTATGTTAACCACAAATATTTCAGAGGGGCATCCCCACAGACCAGGCGTGCATGTGTTTATAAATTCACCACTAGGTGAATACATGGATCACTTGAAAGGCAAACGCAAAAAGACAGGCAGTAGTAAGCCTACTGACATATATTATAAACGCAATGCAGATTATTGGAAACAGATCAAATGAAACTGAATATTATAAACAATGCACATGGATCTGATTCGAAAGCTTGGTATACACTATCCCCGTTAAAAGAAATGTATCAAGACAAAAATGGGATAGACACCATGTGGGGACTAGGATCCCAAAACTACAATCGATGTTTACAACACAAACAAAACAGCACTCCATGGATGTTCTGTGACATGCCTTATTGGAATCGCTGGAATCCTAATAATCCTCATGATGATTATGCATGGAGAATAATAAAAGATGCACTCCACGTTAATAAAATTATAGACAACTTACCAAAAGACAAAATACAACATATAAATTGTAAAGATTGGAAAGAAAGTGGTGATTACATTTTAGTTGCTCCTTCAAGTAGCACTGTTAACACATTTATAGGTAAGCCTAAATGGCTTGAAGACACTATTGATTTTTTGAAAACAAAAACAGATATGCCAATACGTGTTAGACACAAACCAAGAAAAAAAGGCAGAAGTGGGCCTGCATATGCTGATGTGCCGTTGATAGAAGATTTGTCAAAGGCATCTTGTGTGGTTACATCATGTTCTATGGTCAGTGTGGATGCTGTGATCGAAGGTGTTCCAGTGTATTGTGATCCTAATTGCTGTGCGGCACCTGTTGGGCAAACAATTGAAAATTTTGGCAAACCAAACTATGCAAACAGTAGATTAAGTTGGTTATCTACATTAAGTTACCATCAATATACTAAATCAGAAATAAAGTCAGGATTGTTTGCAGAAATGTTTAAACAAATGTACAACATATGAAAATATTAGAAAAAGAAGATGACTGGCGTATAAGTTTTGAAAAATGTAAACCTTATCTTACAGGGTACAACGTTGCACTGGATGTAGGAGCACGTGGTGGCGAATTTGCATACTACTTGAACGGTTTCAAAACTGTACACTGTTTTGAATTTAGGGGTATTGCAAAACCTGTTGAGAAAAGATTTTTTAAACGTTGTCCTGATGAACAAAAATATAAGTTTCATCCAATTGGCATTAGTGATCACAATGGACATGAATACACAACAAATTTACGTGTTGGTAGAATCAAGGGACGTGGATTTGTAAAAATAAAAGTAAAAACTATAGATTCATTAGGTTACACAGATGTGGACTTTATAAAACTAGATGTTGAAGGCCATGAATACAAATGTGTCGTTGGTGCAGAACAAACAATAAGAAAATACAATCCTGTTATTATAGTAGAACAGAATAGAAATGATTTCACAGCAAGTGAGTTGTTAAAGCAATGGGGTTACGTGGTTGTGGACACTTTTAATGTTGATAACAAAATACATGATTACATAATGGTGAAAAAATGAAGTGTGTAAAAACAATGCGTCGACGCACAGAAAAAATTATTGAAGCTTGGGCAAAAGGAACTAAAGGACAAATTATCAGTCCAATCCCTAATAACAAACCTATTCCTGAAGATGATTATTTCTTCTTTGGAATATTGCGTGGTTCCGGTGATATGATGAAACGTGCCAAATCTTATTATTTCGCCGACCACGCATACTTTAACGCAGGACATGACAAAAATCCTGCATGGTACAGGATAACAAAAAACGGCCATGTGAACAGCAGTATATCAGACAAACCAAAAGACAGATATGAAAAGTATTTTGCCAAAACACTGCAACCATGGAAAACAAATGGCAGTAAAATTATAGTATGTCCACCTACCGGTGCCATTGAATGGTACTTTGATAGTAAAGACTGGATAGAGACGTCAATTAAGACCTTAAAACAGCATACAGACCGTGAAATAGTGGTGAGAGACAAACCTATGAATCCGCAGGTAAGTGAGCAGAATGGTATTACCACACTGTCTGGTTTCGAAAAAAACAAAAAACAAAAACCACTTGAACAAGATCTCAAAGATGCATGGGCTGTGGTAACTTTTAATTCGTCTGTTGCTATTGATGCTATCTATCAAGGTATTCCTGTGTTTTGTGGTCCAGAGTGTTCTGCATACCCAGTTGGTAGGCGTAACCTAGCAGATATTGAGAATCCTGTGCGTCCAGATCGCGAGCCATGGCTTTGGCATTTGGCTTACAATCAGTTCACGTTACAAGAAATGGAGAGTGGATATGCTTATGATTGTATATCATAAATTTGTGCCCATGAACGCATCATCCAACTTACTACCCTGGTCTTTTTGTTGTCCCAGTTTTTCATGGATATTTGTGATCTTAAACAGTCCTCTTTAAGCATATAAGACATGGCCCAATCGTTCAATTCTTTCATTGTGCCTAGCCAATACATCAAAGGCACAGTCCATCCTGTTTTCATTTTATTAATAATGTAGTCTGGCATGTGGCCTTTGTAGGCTAACTTTGTTGGTAACTTGGTGTCTGACTTGTCTTTGCCAATTTTGTATTGTGAATGCATGTCCATACAGTATTTCATGAAACGTTTTGTTGCTAGAGGAAATCTACCTTCCATAGAAAACTGCATGCCAAACTTATCATTACGGGAGAAAAATTCTTCAGGAACCTGCGTAATACAATCGACTGCCATGTATGAATTAATCGGATCTTCGGGATTCCAAACATCCTGAGGTATAACTTTGCATAATTCAGCATGAATATCTTTTGGATTAATTTTATTTGTTAGTTGCACAGGACGTTTTATTCTGTGCATCCACTTCCATATCATATCTTCAAAACTTTTTGGAGGATCATTCCGCAGTTTCCAATATTTAGGATAGCCACCTAGTAATTCATCACCCATGTCGCCGGCCATTGTAACTACAACGCCTTTTTCACTTAGATATTTGTTTGTTTGATAATACATAGGAATACTCATGTTGTACACTGGTTGCTCCATGGTGTGCATACTTGCGTCCCAGTTTGCTTTGACACTGTCCGGAGTTACTATTACACTGTGATGATTTAGTTTAAACTCTTCAGCAAATTTTTTTGCACAATTAGCATCATCATTAAAATCTTCTCCGATTTTTACGTTAGGAGACATTTTGTTTGTAAATGAATCAAGTTCTCCTAATATTTTTTTTAGTTCATATGCAACCAATGTTGAATCTAATCCACCGGATAGAAACATACCAAACTTTCTTATGCCAAGAGTGCTCATCTTGACAGTCTCATGTGCTTCATGTCTAAACTGATCAAGGTCAAGTTTGCACTTGGAAGTTGGGGTAATAACCTTTTGATAAGATTGAATGAATCTTTTATTTGCAACATCATACACCAATGTTTCGCCAGGCATAACTTTCTTTATGTTTTTAAACAAAGTGTTTCTGGTTGCATTTATTCCCGAGTAACTCATTGCGGCCGCGGCAAATTCATCTATACATCTGCCGTTCGGCACTTTGTTTATCATGCCTTTTATTTCAGAACCAAACACAAGGCCTTGTGGAATCTCAGCATAATATAAAGGTTTGATTCCTGCATGATCTCTAGACAAAATTAAATGCTTCCTTGCTTTGTTATAGTATGCGTAGGCATGCATCGAATCTATTTTTTCATTAACAGTCTCATGTGGCATAGTGCTTAATGCATATGATAGATATTCTGTATCACAAGTAGTCTGTGGTTGCCAATCAGTTTCTTTTATTAGTTCTTTATAATTAAAAATTTCTCCATTGTAAGTTAACACGCCATGCCTTGTTTCGACTGGTTGTTTGCCTTGATCAGGATCTGAAGTTATGGCAAGTAAATTGTGTCCTATGCTGATATCGTCATCATACCAAATACTACTTCCATCAGGGCCTCTATGAGAACATTGCCTTATGTATGAATTAATATATTCAGGATTGCGTTCTGTTATTCCGTATATGCCACACATGCTACCAATTTCTAGTTTGAGTCCATCTACCTATCATGTTGATACTCCACCTAGGTGATTGTGCTCCTGCTCTTGGTTCGACTGAATGCACTGCGTATTTTTGATTAAAAAACATTACAAAATTGTTATCCTTGTATTCACATGTTTTGACAATAGGTCCTGGTTCATATAGTTCATTATTTTGTTTTGAGTCCCAGCCAGATTCAAAAGTTTGCTTGTGGATATTGAATCCTCCGCCTGTGCTGTTATCATGTTTGAAATACAATAATCCGGCATACACTTCATTTTTATTATCAACGTGCGGAGTTCTGGTTGTTGCTCCTTCTGTAACCACATTGTGTCTGACAAACTGACAGTCTGTGTAACAATTGGCTTTGTTATATGCTTTGCCTTTCTCTGTTACTATTCTACCACGTGCAATAGCATATTTTACATTGAAAGGTTCCCACATGTCAAGGACCTGATCAAAAAACTCTTTGCTTGTATGAAATTCAAAAAACTCTTGCCATAAATTAGAAATAGGCCAGTTATCTTCCTGCAACACATGGTATTTTACTCTTCTGCTCTGGTCTGGACCTACCGGTCGATTTGAAACATAAGATTCAGGTAAAGTGCTTTTTAACTCTAGAAAAATATCTTCATCCAAAGCGTTTTCAATAATAACATGCGGATATGGTTTTGCATTAACCTTCTTAAGATTTTGCAATACACTTAATTTGTTCATGCACTGAAAAGATTAATAAGTTCTTTCTTCCACACATCAGCATATTCACAGTCACGATAGTTTTCAAACCACGGACCGCCTTCGGTGTAGTGTAAAATTTTTGGTGAACCGTCTTTTGGTTCTTTATACCATCCAACTAACCAATTGTATTCATGTGGTAAGGATCCTATTTCACTGTCATCTAACCAACTAAATCTGTGCAGGTATTTTCCTGTTTCCTTGTTTATTAGTTCCGGTGTTAATTTTTTATTAGAAGGATGTCCACAGTTCCATAACACCATTGAACTCCAGTTTTTTCTTGGATATAGCAATTGAACTTGCCCGTCCATTTTGGTTCCTTCTTCGGGAGTATAATCATGTTGCACACAAACAACTGCTTTTGTATCATCACAAAATTTTTCTAATTCACTTGGAGATATTTTCCAAACAAAATCGCAATCACAAAACACCGCCCAGCCTTTGTATTCTTGCAAATAAGGAATAAAAAATCTTGTAAACGTAAATTCAGTAGAAGATAATTTATCTACTTGCCTTGTATAAAGTCCTTGCTCACGCAGTTCAGATTGTTTTAAAGCAACAACATCTGCTTTACCATTCCTACGTTTAATAGAATGTTCGCAAACCTGATACGCAATGTCTTCTCTGGTATCATATCCAACATAAACTTTCATGCTTGTAATTATTAATAATTAATTTTATGCGTACAGAATTAGATGAACTGAGATCTGCTGGATACAATTTTGAACATCCATTCGATGTTATCCACATGTTTGAAAGAAAGATTGCGAATTATACTGGAGCTCCAATGGCCATTGTGGTTGATTCATGCACCCATGCCATAGAACTTTGTCTAAGATATTATATGAAGGCGACTGATTTAAAATTAACTTGTCCGAAACACACTTATCTATCTGTGCCTATGACATTGCACAATTTGTCCTTACCATTCGAGTGGACTGACGAGAATTGGATTGGGCATTACAAATTAGGAAATACTTCTGTGTATGATTCTGCTGTGCGGTTTACTTCTGGAATGTATATGGATAATACAGATATGTGTTTAAGTTTTCAATATCAAAAACAACTTAAAATAGGAAAAGGTGGAGCGATTTTGACCGACAACACTCAATTGTGTGATTGGTTAAAACTAGTCAGACATGATGGTCGTGATGAAATTTATTCTCCATGGACTGGCCAACCTAAATTTAGTGAACCTGGATACCATTATAATCTTATTCCTGAAGATTGTGCTTTAGGCATAATGCTTATGGATCAACTTCCAAAACATAACCCCGATGCTAAAGAAAATGCCTACACAGGTTATCCTGATTTGTCTAATAGATTAACTTTCTTGAGCAAATCCTGAAACTTGTAAACTGAACTTATTTTCCATTCCACAGTTTGCACCAATGTGTTCTATTTCAGTGCACCACAAGTGCCCACTACCCTGTTTCCATCCTGAACAAACTTTAGGCACTCCTTTATGATTAACTTGTATGAAGTGTCCATTTTTCCATTCTTCTAAATTAATATTTGCTCTTACTCTAGGACGTGTGTCATTAGGAAAACGTTTTTTGATTTGATAAAACATATCTCTATGTAATGGTATAATGTTTCCTGGACGGAGTCTAATGGAACTTACTGTAACAACTTCCATGCCTAATTTTTTGCCAAGGTCATCATAATCTACTTGATCTTCGTTCCACCACAATTGACTTATTTCGGTATTATCATATGTGTACGTTTCCGGCATACCGCCGAATCTGTCATGAATATCCTTTAATTCTACTCGGTGATGTGCAATACAAGATTGACCTTTATTGCCATCATAATCTTGCTTGATGTAAAAGTCATAATCTAAATCTATCTGTATTTCTTTATAAATTGGCATCTTCCATTCCTGCTACTCTAAGTTTTACAATATTAGTTATGTGCCATTGTTTCTGGTCTAGTGCTTTTATTACGCCTAACCATTTATTTCGCAGGAGTGCCCATTCATTCACTATTGCTTCATAATCACACACTTCATCTTCACCTTCAGCATATTTTTCTGCGTCACGAGACGTAAGAGCACGTTGATAATTTTCTAAATATTTTTTATAATGCTTAGTTCTTAATCTACGATGTTGTATTTCTAAATGTTTTAAGATCCCTTCTACTTCTTGCAGTTGTCTAAATCGTTCTTCAACCACGCCAGGCATAGAAGCAGATTGTTTCTCTATGTTGCCATGCAGTTTTACTTCTGCAGATGCTCTTTCAAGTTCTGTTTCATAATGAAGTATTGCATCAGGAATCTTAGAAATATCTTGGCTCACTATTGAAAACCAATTTGCCATTAATCATAATCTGAATATTCTTCCGAATGGCCATCACCGTAATCATATTCATCCTCTTCATCTGCGTTATCTTCTAGTATTTCACGCACAGCATCATCAAGTTCATCATCTATGCCAATTAGTTCCTTAAGTTCTTCGTCTGTTGTTCCGTGATCCAAAGCAATATCAATAAATTTTGATGCAACGATATCTCGCTCTTTGACATTTGAGTATGCCTTAACAAGGCTCCACATATCAATCAGCATTTGCATCTCCATCTTGTATTACTTGTTGTACCTCTTGTGTTTGTAAGTCATCGATTACGACTTGGTTACTTACCTCTTGCATGACAATTTCTAAATTCTCTTTGCCCCATTGCTTACGATAATCTAAAAGTTCCTTGCCATCTGCTGTTATATATTTTAATCTGTTACCTTGTTGCGTAATTAGGCCTTTCTTTTCAAACAAATCAATAAGTCCACTGTACGGATCCATGCCTGTTTCATAAGGTATTTTAAGTTGTACGCCTTCGAATGGCTTTGCAAATCTTGTTTTCATAACTTTACAAGCGGCCCTTATGCCTCTTACTTCTGATATTTTGTTGCCAGCTTCATCTTCTTTTAGTTTTAACTTCTTCATTGCAACAACAATACTAGAAGCATAAACAAATCCTTGTCCTCCTGATATTTTATCATCAGGGTCAAACATGTCTTGTGATGCATACGTGTGGTTAGTTGCTACCATACCAACATTGTATGAACCAAACATGTTCACACAGTTTCTTACTAGTGCGGTTAGTGCTTTAGGTTTACGCCCTAAATCACCTTTCATGTCTCCTTTGTTGAATTGATCAACATCAGTAGGAGTCATCATCATGCCCAAAGAATCTAGCACAAATAAAACTTTTGGTCTTTCTTCTGGATCTTTATCACCATAGTCTGTTTTGTAATCTTTCACAAAGTTTGATATTGTTTTAGCAACATCATCGATCATGCTCATGCCTAATCGCAACAACTTCTCTTCTGATGTGTCAACGCCTATTGCTTTTAGCCATGCTTCATCTAGGGCATTTTCAGAATCAATTAAAATTACAAATATGTCCTTTGCCTGTGCTTCACGTATAATGTTTCCTGAGCAAATATAGGACTTGCCTGACCCCGATTCACCTGCAAACACAGTAACTTTGCCTAATGGAATGCCTTTATAAAAATCTCCGGATATCAAATAATTTAAAGCATAGTTGCCTGTTGATATCCAATCAGTAGGATCATTAAATCCTACTCCTAATCCATCTATGCTTTTTGTAATGTTCTTTCTAAACTTTGTAACGTCAAACGGTTTTACCATATCTACCTCTCAAATTTATTATAATACTTTTTGGTTCACTATGTCAATGGGGGAGTTGCCTCCCCCATACAATTTAAGACTTTTGTTGTCTTGCTCTGATCATTGCCAGGATGTCTTCTGCTTTTGATCCTGTTTCAGGAGCTGCCTCAGTTGTTGGAGTAACTGGTGCTGTCTCTACTGCAACTGGTTCTGGAGCAGGTGCTGGCGCAACTGTTTCTGCCGCTGGTGCTGGTGCTGGTGTTTCAGCTACAGGAGCCGCAGGAGCAGTTGTCTCAGGTGCTTTTATTCCATATGGACGATAGTACTGACCAAACTTTTCCAAGTCATATGGTTCACCATCAACAGATGCTCTGAACATTTCTTCAATTACTTTCAGTTCAACTTCTGTTGGTTTCTTCGGCAAGTAATCACCCAAGTTGTGTAAACCATGTGTATCAATCGCTTGTTGTTGTTCTGGTGTAAGCGGTGATGTTTTCCTTGACCATTTTGATGTTGAATAATCAGCATAACCACCTTTGGTAGTTTTGTTGATTCTAAAGTCAACACCTCTTGTGTAGTCGGTTGGCAGATCTTCCATTTCTGGATCCATCAAAGCACTCTTAATAATGTTGAATATTTGTGGCCCAATAATGAAACGTCTGATTGGATTTTCTGGAGTTGCATCTTCTTGCATAGGAGAAGAAACTACAAATCCTTGGAATACGTATGAACGTTTTTTCCAATATTTTCTCCCCATATCTTCCAATGACTTATCCTTAAACCATGGACGGACTTCTGCCAATACAGGACATGCTTCGCCATACATTTCCATGCATGGTACTTGGACCAATAACGGACTTGATGATGCATCTCCTTTGATCGAATTGAAAGGCAGTTTGATCATTGCTCTTTCTGTCCAAAAGAATGTGTTGTTAGGATCTTTGTCTGGAAGGAATCGAACCACTGCTTCTGTATTTTCAGCAATGTTCCAGTGTGGGTATATTGCATTGTCACCCCCGCCCTCACCTTGAGGTTTGGAAGTTTGAGCCTGCAATTTAGCTCTTATTTCTGCTAGTGTTGCCATAATGTAAGCCTCCTTTGTTTTGCCTAATGTGTATCACTATACACATACAAGTATATATAAATTTAATCTAAAGTCAAGCCTATTTTTACAAAATTTGCCCATGCTTCATGTGCTTCGGTAGAATAATGATGATTTTGTACTTTATAGCCTTCATCGGCCAAGTAATTGCACATACCTTTTGTACTTAAAAACTTACTTGCATCAACAAATTTAAAAGGACATTCTCCATAATCTACCAGATCCAGTACAGTTAAAAATGCATAATCTATTGATAACTTTTCACATAACAACTGCACATTTAAAACACAATTCCAGAAATTAATTTGGTGTTGGCGCGGGGACCAATATTGCTTATAATAAGTTTTCATGTATCCTCTGTGTTCACTGCCTGGAGTACAATAACCATGTATATCAACTTCATTGCCTTCTAGATCAACCAAAGTCCTTCGTTGTGACTTTTGCATGCCAGAAATAGGCAAAGCCTGTTCAGCATGTATTTCGTCTTCGACATATAGATCCCATCTGTACGGATCAGGCCATTGTATTATTAAATGTGTGTAGATGTTTTTTTGTAGTTCAACAATTACACGTTTAGACACAAGATCAGTGCCAGCTCCGCGGATGCCAACATTTGTTGAATTTGCAATATACGCAGGCCATGGATCCCAATAGAATTCAGCAGTGTGACTGCAACCTGCACATAAAATACTATTCATATGTGTACTTAAATTACGTAAGGATCTTCGTATTTGGATTTGACTGGCTCATCTGTTTCAAGAACAACATCCATTTCAGCCACTCTGGAGTCTGCCCATGCTTCGAAATGCTCAGACTCATCTTTGTATTTTCTTTTGTATTGTTTTTGCAATTTTCCTTTTTGAATATCTTTTCCTTTAATGTTTTTAAATGCTTTTACATCTTCTGGTGATTTTCTAACTTCATCTTTGTACTCATCACTTGTTTGCATCTTCTTCATATCTTGTAGATATCTATTTGCTAATTGCATTGCAACACCTTTTAAAGTTTTTAGATCCGGATCTTTTTTAGTAAACAATTCACCTGCATCAGATAATTTTTGCTCCATGTCAGATGCAAAATTTGCAACTGCATCATCTTCTGGATCAGCTGACAAAAACCTTGTAGCAATGTCTCTCATTATGGCCGCAAGTTTTTGCTCCATATCAGGCATTTGACTTCTTAAGTTGTTTTGCAGTTTATCGTATGAATCATCTTTTTTGAGAATCAATTTGTTTTCAGGATCGGATAAAAATTTGTTAACATATGGCGCAAATCTACTTGCTGTTGAAGCAAGTTTAGTAAAGTCCATTTTCTCTTCTTCATCATCTTTTTTAAATTCATTGATAGGCAAAAATTTAAATGCATCCATAATATCCTCATCAAATGTTTCTTTAGTAAACATTTTTTTAAGATCATTAATATCTTCTTGTTGTAGATCAGTAATTGAAGTGTCAAGTTCTTCTACTGTTGATTCATAAGTTTTTGCTTTTGCCAATCTATGTAGTGTGCGTTTTGCTTCAGCAATTTTATCACTTGCCGCTTCTACATATGGTAATGTTGTTTCGTCTACAAGTCCTTGTCTTACTGCATAAGTTGAAAATTTTCTTAACTGTGCAATTTCATCTACTTTTTTAATAATGCTTTCACCTATTGAGTCATATGGGTTTCCACCTTTAGCAACGTGCATCATCATTGCTCTTGCACCTGATAGATAGTTGTATGGAAAACGGAATCTTTCTCCATCCTTGTTTTCAACAAATATTGCACTAATGTTTCTTGATCTTGCTCCAGGTACATCTTCATCAATAGACTTAGAATGTCTAATGATCATTCTAGTTTTATCCAGTTTGTCGTATGATGTTTTTGATGTTCCGTGCATTTTACTTTCCTTAACTGTATTTACTTGCGACATGAACTCAAAATCTCCTTGTTCGAGATCTAACTTTTCGATGTCTTGTGGCTTGAAATTCATGTTGTGTGTTACAGCAAATTCACGCATCGTACGGGCAAAGTCATACCATTGTTTTTCTGTCTCATCATCTAGCAATTCAGTGATGTCCTTATTGTAGATTAACCTTACAGATTCTTCATCAATTGCAACACTAACAGGATTGTCTGCAAAGTTGAACTTGAAAAATCTAGCTATTTGTGGATCTGTGGTGACTTGGGCATTTTCATCCCCTAGTGTGAGGTTGGTGTAGCGTGATTTTACTTCGTCAAATAAATCTTGTGCAACTGCTGATAGATCCATAGCAATATTTATTGTTAGTCTTCTATGATCTTCTTAATCTTCAATCTACATGTATCACCCACACAGTCCTCGTATAACTCTGCTTTTAGTTGTTGGCATTGTAGATAGATACCATCTTGTTCATCACCGATTTGCCTTGATACTACACGTTTTTGTTGGAGGCAGTCAGTCATTCCAAGCGTAGGAACATATTCAATTGTGTTTCCATTTTGTATCATAAGCATTGCAAATACCATTTCTATCATGGTGTACCGCTCCGCTCTTCTAGGTCTATTAATCTTTCTTCATGAAACTGTATGACCATGTCATTTTTTAATATCATTGGAATCTCTTCCTCCATTTGGGCCTTTAGTTTGTCTACATTTCCAGACACAAATTCAACAAGCATGAATAATTCTTGTATCTGCGGAGATACCATGTCTCCTTTTGGTACTCCTGCAATGAACTCCGTAGCCGCAGATAGGTCTTGTTCTATCAATTGAAGTTCAGTTTCTATTTTATTCAGTCTTTCTACTATACCGAAGTAAGCCCACACACCCATACCAACTGCAATAACAATGCTGATGAGATTACGCATTGGCATAGATATCGCTGTGTTATCGGATACATTTAACTTGTTTGCCATTATGTACGTATTTATCAGATTTTATGTGATAATAATTGGCATAGGCATCATGATTTCTTCTTCAGAATCACGCAATCTTTCAAATAATTGTTGATCCCATGATGAAACTGTGCTGGCCATACGCACTGCAAGTAGTGTAGACATGACTAAATCGTCGTGTTCGCCTGGTTTTGCTTTGTAAGAATTGCCTGACGCAACAAAGTTTTTAAGTTCAGATACCAAATTTTTTGAATTTACTTGCATTGATTCATTTTCTAACATCTGTTTGAATTTAGCACACGCACTCATCTTGGAGTTGTGCGTTGTATTATATCCCTTACGAAATCTTCTGACATGTCCCTTGCGTACGGTTTCAGATAAGAATTGTCCTGGGATATTTTCTTCTCCAATATCTGCAATAGCAATAAGTCCTGCTTCTCCAATGGTGTTGTTTTCTATTGAATAATATATTTCAGGTTGTGCCTTGCCCATTGCTTTTAGGTCATCTGCTATCTGGTCAATCATTTGTTTCATGATGCGTATTTGTCCTTGAATAGGAGTGTTATTGTGTTGCCATTCCGCAACTTGCACCATTTTTGGCAATTCAAACACTTGAATTGCTCCATAATCTCCTCCTGTGCCTAGACTAGGATCCAATGCAACTAGATATGCCGCATTCTTTTTAACTTTTGAATACCAACGAACGTGTCCATGTCTGTGAACTGGGTCTATGCCCTCCAAATCTGCCAATTTAGTTGCTTTTATTAATGTTTCATCATAGATTAAGAATTCACAATCATGTTCACGACGGAATCTTTCTTCTCCTATTCTAGCACGTTCTTCTTTTGCCCATTCTTCTGTCCTGTCTGGATGTTCACGCCAGCTGGCTTTGAAAGCGGCAAAGCCGTTTTTACCTACAGGTAGTTCATTCCCATATTCATCTGTCTTTTTATTTGCTTCTTTCCAGATCAATGCAAACTGATCTTCATCAGAGTTTGGTGTTGAAGTAATAATACATTTACCGCCAGTTGCTAATGTAGGCGCTAAAGAAGTCCAAAACTCTTTTGCTTTCTGTGGTGGTTGCACAAAAGCAAACTCATCACAGTATATTAATGACAGTGACATACCTCTACCAGTGTTTTCTGTTGTAGTGGTTGCTTTGATTCTACTGCCATTATCAAATTCTAATGTGTTTCTGTTGTATGAATATGCTCCTGCACGTAAAAAATCAGGCAAATTCTCATACACAAACCTTACCCTGTTCATAATATCTTGTGCGCCTGTAAATTTGTGTGCCGCAATCAGTATTTGTGAGTCAGGTACGAACATTGCATACCAAATTAAGTAAGCGGCCGCACATGTTGTCTTGCCTGTCTGTCTCGGAAGCATGGCAATAGCAAATCTATTTGCATGATAAGTTTCAACAAGTCCTTTTTGATAGTCAAACATGTCAAACTTCATAGATCCTTTGGTAGGATGTTGTATCATGCAATAGTTTTGTAAAAAATACAATGGCCCTGTCTTAGGATCTATACACTTGTTCAATTCAAGAATGTGTTCTTCACTAAATTTTAACTTTTGATGTGCTTTTTTGGTTAGGTTACCCTGTAAACTTTGTCCCATAGCAGTATTTACTGTGGATTATTTGGAGTGTCTTGTGATTGATCCAGCTTGTACGCCTTCTGGATTTTTATCTTCTCTTTTAAACAAAGGTTCTGCCGTGTCATCTTGTCCAGGCTCAATAATTTTACCCTCTTGTGACTCTTCTTTGTCTTCTTTTCTTGTTTTCATTAATTCTTTGAACAAACTCATGTTGTATTCATCACCAAATATTGGTTTATCGGCAGCTGTATCATCTTTATATTCATTGTCTTGTAGTTTTGGCTCATACACTGCGTCATCATCTTTTTGTTCTTCAGTAGGATCATTAGGATGCTTTACTTTTAAGTTATGAAACGATATACCAAATTCATCTGCCAGTGTTGTTTCCAACTGTTGGAATGAAATAGGATAAGATGCTTCAACATCATATATCGAAACTTCTTGATTCTTTATTCTTGGAAATTCATGTGGATGTTCTTGGACTGGAGTCGTGCCAACTTTCTTGAATTCAATAGTTTCATACTTGGACATGTAGTCTTGTAATTTCTTATCGAAATTTTCTGGTAAGTCTCCTGCAATTTTTACTCTTACTGCATAAGTCTTTGTGCTTTCTGCCAAGTATTCTTTGAATGTTTTCATATATGTTATTTATCCTTATCCTTATCTTCTGGTTTGTTCGCTAGAATCTGTTTAATTAACTCATTTCTGTCAGCAACCACTGATCCAGTGCCTGTTATTGCTTCTTCTTCAGGCTTGCCTTGGTCTAATTTTTCCTTTTTTAGTTGTAATTCAATCATTTTCAGTTTTTTATCCACTTTTGATTGTTTTGCGTTGATAGCATTTTGCATCATGCTACTAGCAACTTCCATTATTCTACCAGCTAACCTAGGTTCAATGTTCATACCCAGATCCATCAAATCTTTGTATGCCTGATATGACTCATCTGCATATGCATCTATCTCTTTGTCATCATTTAGTCCATCAACTTGCGGTAAAGCTTTGTCAATTTTGTCTATGGCTAACTTTTCTTGAATCAAATCGTCAGCCTCTCTATCATCCTTTGCAATTTGTTCTTGATCAATCTTCTCAACCATGTCCTTTTGATTGCTTGAATCTTCTAAATCAAATATTTCTTCTAGTTTTTTCGTCATTGCGTTATTTAAAGATATCACTTTCGGTGATAACACGGAAACGAATGCCTTGCCTTTTACACCATTTGCCCGCGGCTTCCCATTTTGCTTTGTTTACAATGTAGGCCGCTTGATTCTGTGCATTTTTTCCTATACTCTCTAATTTTGCTTGGTTATTTGGTTTTACTTCAATAAGTTCGGCTGTCCTTTTTTTGTTTTTTCCATTGTACAAAATAAAAAAGTCCGGCACGTAGATAGTTTGTTTACCAGTCAGCGGATGTCTATAAGGAATCTTTATTGATTCGGATGCCCAGTTTATGATAGAAGGATTGTTATCACAAAAATTCATAAACGCCCATTCCCATGATGACCTATACGTTGGAGTTTTTTTGCCTATGTACTTGTCTGGGTACTTAGGAGTAAATGGTCCTCTTGCCCAACGACTCATTTTATGCCTTGATATTACGTTTTGTTAAAGTATTCTGTGTGCTTGGACTTTTGTAACCTAAAATAGACGTCTTGAATCTGTTTAAGTTCAGTATTTCACCTACTAAGTTGTTAAGTGTCACAGGATCTGATCCTGCGGCATTTAGTGTATCTAAAATTTTCATCACGCTCACTCCGTCAAGTTTAGCCTGTCTTGATAAAACATAGGCAATAGACTCTGAAGCAGTATCGTCATATCCTCTTTGCTGAAAAAATGCTTTGGCCGCATCGTATTCAGCCGCGTTTAGTTCAATAGGAGCATCACCTAGCCCCGAAAGAAAAGCAATAGTTGCCTTATCACCTGTTTCTGCTCCTATGCCAACATTACTAAGTGCCTTTGCTACATCAGCAGTGGATGATGGACTTGCTGTTCTATATGCCATTAGTAACCACCTCCTCTGTTTGTTGAAGTTACTGTGCTGACAGAAGATTCAACAGTTGCACTAGACACCGTGGTGTCTGTTGTTACTGTGCTGTTACCTTGTTGTGCAATGACAGAATTATATTTGTTTTTGTCAATAGGATAAATTAATTCACCTCTTTTAATTAATAATTCTACATCTGCTGATGCATTGTTTAGATAAGTGTTTTTCTCTGCGGTAGTCAAGTTTTTCCATTCTGTTTCTATTTCGTTGGGAGATAAACTGTTAGCTCGCCTAAAACTTTCATATTTTGCAAACTTTTCTTTGGCATTTTCATTTAATGAAATGTAATTTTTTGCTTGTGACGGAGTTAGATTAATCTGTTTGTCTTCTTTAGAAACAGTTTGCTCTTTTATTACGTTGTTTAACTGTGAGTCTATTGGTTGTGCTTCACGCCTTCTCTTCCTTGTGTCCTTAGGAAACTTGACTCCAGGCCTACTTGTTGCTCCTAGATTATTTGTTGCTCCTGCTAAGAATGTGCCAGCAAGTCCAAATATTTCTTCCCTAGCTTGTTTTTTGAAGTTTTTTCGATCAAAGTTTTTGTATGTTGTAAAGGCGGCTAAGGCCGAGCCTAAGAAGTTTCCTTCTTTTGCCAATCCAAAGGCAGTAGATATTCCACCTAGCAAACCGCCGGCACCAAATATGCTATCAGTACCTCCACCTAAAGGTGATATAGGAGATGGAGAATTATCATAATGTAAAGTGGCAAAGCCTTGTGGGTTGTCTTTACGCACTGCTCCCACCTCCATGATTACCCCAGAATATGAAATTGAAAAAGACTGCTCACCAACGCCGCCACCTGCCGCTTGATCCATAGAGCCATTATTGTAATCATTAATAATCGGATTCAACAATCTGTATTCAGTAAAACGTTGTCTATGTAATTGGAATACTGATATTGAATTAAAAAATCTTTCATCATTGCCTGTGTCAAGACCCCATCTGGTGTAACTTGGTTGCTTGACTCTATCATTATCAAATTTGATTCTATTATACTCTGCTTCTCTATGATTAGTGTCTGTGAGATAATGTTGATAATATGATTTAAAAAAGGCAGCTGCCACATCGCCCATGTCATCGTGTAGAGTTACTGCGACAGGATTATATGTTACGCCTGTCTGGACATAATTTTTAAAATTGTATTGGTTTTTCATTTCAACATTAAAACTATATTGTGGCAAGTCAATCCTTTTTACCAACATACCCAATTCTATTTGCTCACCTTTGGCCGCGTTAAGCATGTTACCTGTGGCCGCTGGATTAATATTAAAAACAACGTGATATAAAAATTGATTCTTAGGTGATAGTCTAAAAGCCTCATCAAGATACAAACGTGCCGCATGTTTGTAATCCTTCATGGTGTCGCCACCAACTAACTGGTCAAGAAAGTTGTTTCTAAAGTTCGCCATATAAGATATTTATTGAACTAAAATGTGTGTGGATTATAATCCGCCACCAGTAACAGCAGTACCAAGTGTTCTTGCAACGTCTGATCCAATTCCTGTGCCTCTTGGAGTTTGAATTGCGTTATCATATCTGATAGACATTGTAATTTGTACTGGATCTGAAGTAGCATAAGCCAATGTGCCATACTGTACATTGTCTAAGTAAGCACCAGCAATCTCATAAGTTTCAAGCACGTTAGCCGCATCAGCACCATTGCCACCGTCTAACATTTCTATTCTTGCTGTAAACTTGTAGTCTATTCCAGAAGCGGCAGATGATTGTTCGAAGAAATCGAATTGCTTCTGTAGTTGTTCTCCGACTAGTTTTGTAACTTCGTTGTTAACATCATCTCTTACATTTAGTGTAATAGGATCCCATGTGTGTTTCCCAGCCATGTACACTCTTGAGTTGTAAACATCTAAAGTTATTTGATCAAATGTAATGTTTGGTCTAGTAACATCAACAACTTGTTTTGTAAGTTCGGACCTAGGAGTGGATACACCAAAGCCTTCAAGTATCACCCTAAAGCGATACTGTAATTTTGGCATCAACAAGCCTTGTGAGCCTGATGATTGATCGCTTGCCAATGGTACTGTAAATTTTGAAAGTGTTGATATTGCCATTTGTTTATCTCCTATTTGTATTTACTATGCTCTATAGTATTGTCCTTGTTATACCTTTTTAAAGGGCGGATATCTCCCCTGTATTTTTTAATCTTACAGGAATAAAGATGAACTCAACTGCTTTGACTGGCTCAATCGCTACATCAACATACAGTTCATTCCTATCTATTCTTGCAGGAGTGTTGTTGGTTTCGTCACACACCACAGCAAAGTCAAACAGTGCTCTTTGTGAAACAAGTTCTAATAAGAAAGATTCAACTGATTGTTTGATCTCATTCCTTGTAAGTGTGTCATTTGGTTCAAATATAAATGGTCGAGCAAGTTTATCTAAGTTTAATCTTACAAAAGCAACCAATCTAGCAACATTTACTCTATCTAGAGATGATGCTGTAAGTTGTCTTGTTTTTTGACCAAACACAGTTAAGCCTGTGCCAGTTACAAATGAAATTGGATTAATGTTAACACTGTACAGTGAATCTCTTAATCCACTTGATACGTTTGTAGTTTCAAACTCGCCTTCTGAGTTGATGTGTCCAATTGAACTTGCATTGTCTACTTTACCACGTCTTACGCCTGCAGGTGCAAACCATGGAAACGCCACTTGGTCGTTAAATGCAATAGTTCTTAACATCATGTGTGATGGTGGAACAGCAACTGATTCGCCTGCTAGTGATGTTGTAAATCCTGATGGATAATATACACCTGTAAATGCATCGGTTGTTAATAATCCATCTTCGCCATTGTCAGCGGCACCGTTTACGTTATTTGCGTAATTCGTTACTGCTGTTGAATTAGGCTCAAGTCTAAATGGAGTGTCACCAACAACAAATGCTGTATCTTTTCTATCAGCATTTAAAGTTTCTAAGTTTGTTATGAGTTCTGGATAACCAGGTGCCGCTAACAAGTTAAATTCTCTTTGCTCTTCTCTTAAAGCAGTTGTTGATTCAACAGTTGATTTCATTGCTTCAACTACAACATTACGTTGTGCCTTTCTACCCATGAATGGAGCACCAGTAGTTTTTAATGGTGACTCACTTACCCATGCATCTTTTTCAGTTGGCAGAGTTGGATATGTAGTTGTGCTTGGGAAGTTTGTTCTTGAGAAGTATTCATTTCTAAACTTCTTAACATTGTAACCTGATCTACGCAAGTTGAATCCTAGCATTCCTTTTGGATACAGTGCAGGATCTGGCTTATCTATGTCAAGGTAAGTTGACGTTAATAAATCAGTTATCAGTGTTTCTTCTGTAATTACGTCCTTAGTACCATTTGAATGAAATCTAAAGTCTGCAAACAGTATTCCATCCTGTGATGTTTGGTCTGTGTTATCAATTAACACAAAGTTTTCGCCGTCATTTTTTGAACTGTCATATCTGTACAGTTTTGGATAATTCTCCAAATCAGATGAATCTAACCATAGATCACCATCAACAAGTGCTGTGCCATCTGACTGTGTAGTTGGCTCACTTGCAGATATTTGCGGGCCATTTGGATCTGTGTTGCCTAAGTTGAATCCTCTTGCATCAGACGCAACATTTTGGTATCCTGTCCATGTTGTGCCATTGTGTATTAAGATATCAACTTCATCAACAGTTGTGCTATACCAAAGTTGATTGTCTGCTGGATCTTTTGTTGGTGCTGGCACACTTTGAATTGCTGTAAATGTCGTGCCTGAATCTGGAGTATTCTCAACTGGCTTCCAGTTTGATGCTAGGAAAGCAAATGTTCTTTCTGACTCATCAAGTGTTGATCCATCAGCCATTACTGTTGTTGAATAGTCATCTTTGTCTCCAGTTGGAGCAACATACAAGTTAGCAATTTTTTCAGTTGATAGATCTGAATTGCTACCATATGAATTTGCTTTTGCTGTACCAAATCCTATGTCAGCCATTGCTGTACCAGTTGTGTCTGAGAAGTAAATGTTTCCGCCCAGTGCGTGTCTTAATTTAATTCTTTTTGCAGTTGCGTCATATTCTGCTTCGATATGATCAAAGTTTGCCGCACTGATCGCCGTTACAAAATCATCTGCATCCGTTCCTGTTATTCTAACAGTTGCTTGATTAAGTAAGTTCGATGCTGTGTTTGCAGTTGCAGTCAGGTTAAGAACAGTTTCTGCCATTCTTATTTCATCGCCATCTGAGTAACCAGCGTCAGTTTTATCTGTAATTTTGTTTGAAACAATCTCAGTTACAGAACCTACGCCTGCCGCTCTACGGAAAGGCACATAGTCTACCAACTCACCTGTTTCGTCAGTTGAATCGTTCCATTCTGCTTCGCCGCTGTTAACTTGAACAAAAATATCATTTGTTGTTAATCCAGCACCGCCGCCTGTCTTATCAAGTTGTTGTAGTGCTTGTTCTTGTGTTGTGTAAACTGGTGAAGTTTGTGTAACAAATCCTCCATCAGTTTCTGAGTATTTTTTAATTACAACGTCAGCACCACTGTTCACAGAAGTTGTCTGTATAAACACTGATCCTGATGGTTTTGGTGAACTATCACTTGATCTAAATCCATGATCCTCAGTGTGTTGTCCAATGAATAATTTTGGCACATGATATCTACCTGCTGTGATTCCAAGTTGTGATAATCCGCTCACTGTACTGTCACCAACGTTGCCAATTATAATAGATGATCCAACTGCTGTTGTAGATGAGTCATCACCAGTTGCTCTTGGGATACCATAAATTTCTAACTGGCCATCAACAGCCGCAGCTGCCACTCCCTCAATCCCTGCTGAGTTGATTGCTGATGCCGCTTCAGCAACTGTTTGTCCCGTTGCAACAACGTTTCCATTAATTGTTATTTGGCCATCTGCAAGTGTTGGATTAGTTGCAGTGCCTTTGATAGTTGGGTGTGAACTTGCCCATGATGCATCTTTTGTTGCAGACGTTGCTGATCCAACCTGTACCCAACTGTTTGATCTTGTTTTGTAATACAATCTGTTGTAAGGATTAGTTGCAACAATCGCATAATCACCAATTGATCCTTGCGTTGTCTTAGGCGCTGTGCCTGTGACGTTGTCTGTGTCTGTTATTAGAATTGGTGTTTTTGCTGTGAATGTTTGCGTACCTGCATTCCACTCTTTGATTCCCCAAACTGTGGTTGCTAGGTCTAACCAATAAAATCCATCATTAGGTGTGCCACCAGGTGCACCTGCAGATCCTGTCAGTTCTGATGTGTTTACATTGGCTCTGATCACAAATGCTCTATTGGCAATTCCAAGGAAGGAGTAAGCCGCTTGGAGACCATATTCATTCAGTTCATAACCTTGTAATGGTGTGCCTGATGCATCTGTGTAGAAAGTTGGATCTCCAAACGTTTGAGTCAACTCTCTCTGTGATGAGATTAAAAATATTTCATTTGCGTTTGCACTTGTCGTGCCTGCCGCTGTTCCTGTTCCTGTGCCTGACGTTTTGTCTTGAGCTGTTGCAACCACTACTAGTGGCACTGCTCCTGGTATACCGGGCACGTAGAATGATTCATCTACTACGGTTACCTCTACTCCTGGTGATATTAAAGCCATTTTGTTTTACTCCTTAAAAACATTCGTTATGAATATTTACCAGAAAGGACTGATTTATATACACCAATTTTGCCTAATTTAAAGAGCACCGGAAAGGTATACATAAATATATGCGTGTTTAATGGAAACGGAAAACAAAGACCATTGTGTCAAGAATGTAAAAGTAAACCAGCTGCCTACAATTATCGACGCGGCGACAAAATTTACTACAGGAAAAAATGTGATTCATGCATAAGAAAGTCACAATCCTCCACAATTACAACTCCAGCATGGCAAAGAGCAGGCTATCAAAAAAATACTAACTGTGAAATGTGTGGCTTCACAGCTCAACATCCTTATCAACTGGATGTGCATTATGTAGATGGAAACATGACAAACAATAATCCCACTAATTTAAAAACTGTCTGTGCAAACTGCAATAGATTATTACATGTAAAAAAGCAAGGATGGCGTCAAGGAGACTTGGTGGCAGACAGATAACTTTGCACTAGAGCGTTTACCTGTGCATTAAGTATAGGCACATCATTATCATTGTTAATTTGCCAATCATATTCTGCTTTTGCCCACGCCCATTCAGAAGGATGAATATCCGTAGGTTCGATGTTCTCTTGTATGTATTTTTGAAACCACTCCGGATGGTCTCCACGTTTCACCCTCCATATCCATCCACCTACTTCTTTGATCATCTTAATTTCATTAGGAAAACGAACATCGGGTATGACCCAACTCTTTCCAGGATTCTTAGTGACTTCTTGTTTTACTAAACTTACCCAGATGCCATCGAAAAATCCTTGACGCATACACTCTGTGCCAAACTTTTGTAACACTAATCTTGGTGTAACTTCAAATCCTGTTTCTTGTGTCCAAAAAGGATCTGGTTGTTCTCTCCATGCTCGGCTATCTGCAGACTTACCTTCTAGCATATCCCGATCCCAGTCAAACATTTGAGCCACAGCATCTTTCAATTTGTCTGCGAAAGATGTTTTGTAAAAGTCATGATAATCAACTAGATGATTGGCTATTGTGTCTTTTCCTGATCCTATCAATCCACATATTCCAATAATCATAAGTTTATTATAACGGATAATCTATATATTGCCAAGAAGTTTAATATAATCTATCTGCTTTTTGCATTGCTCTAAATTGTAGAACACAGGCATTCTGTTATGCACTATATCATTTTGAATTTTAGCATATTGTTCAATTGCATCCATTACTTTTTCGCTAATGGTTATATTTAGATCCATATATTTTAAGACCTTATGTAAACATGCTGTTATATCCGAAACTGTAATCATATTATTTTGTATTACATTATTATCATTTTTTTGTAGCACAGGGATCATTTTTTTCTCATATTGTCTGCTTTCAAAAAGTATTTGTTCTGCCCATATAGGCCACGTGTAAGAGAGGTTTGATTTTAATATTTGCGACAGTTGTCTTTTATATTCTTTCCTCGATATCCCAGGCAGTTTGATTATCCTATCAATTGGTATTTTATTTTCAGATATATTTTTATCCCAACCTTCCATTTTATAAAGAACTTTTTTTATCCAAATATCAGTATCTAATTTTTGTAGTACAATAGTTTTTTTGTTAGTAGTCTCTTCATATAATTTATAGTCACGTTCCTGTTCTCTTTTTTGATCATCGTCTGGCACCACAACTGGATCATATGAGAATGGAAAGTGGGCACGAATACATTTGTTGTTACCAACTGTAAATGAATATATTTGATTAGCTGTGTGTCTGGCTACTCTGCCATTATCACGTAAAGTTGGTTCGACGTCATTGGCCGCGTAATTTAATAGTGCCATTAAGAAGTCACCACCTTCACCCCTGTGCCACACAAAGAAAAAATTGTTCATTAGCCTATTCTGAAACTTAAAGGGGTCCCGCCTTCTGCGTAGTTACCTATCTGTGTCATTAGATCTTGCATCTCTTGTGTTGCTTCTGCTTTCAGTGCATCACCGTTAAGTTGCCCGCCACCTTGTGGCCCAGCAATGGTTGTAAACTTTGATCGTGCTTCGCCTAATGTAAACTTTGCAACTGCATATGTATATTCTCTTATCCAAGGTTTGGCATAAATGTCTTGCAATAATATAAAGTCTGGTCTAAAGTTATATTGTTCAATTAACACTGTCTCTGCTGATCTCTGACGTCTGAATATTTGTAGTCTTCTAGTAGGTTGATCATACTTAAAATTAATAAAGCCACCAAACATTCTAGCCACAAGTTCTTGATAACCAGAGAACATGTCATAAGTTGCAAGTCCGCCTATTCTGCCTGTTTGTAACAGATATATGTTTGTGTATGCAAGTTCGAAAGGATCAAAAGTGGACCCTCCTTCAGATGATGAAGCACCGCCTACAGTTCTTCTGTAAATTTGCCTTACACTTATTACTTCAGCAGGCATAGTGTACTCAGTTTGGTCTTCTTGTAGATCTAAAAATCCATATGACTCTTCAACAGAATTTGAAGATCTTTGCCTAAACTTATCAACTGCGGTGATAAAAGCATTTTCTATGTGTTTAGGATCAAGTTCTACTTCAATCATGCCATCACCTAATCTGGTTTTAACATAATCGAATATTTCCTGCTTTGCCTGGTTTATTTGCTTGTCTGTAGCTTCTGATAATGCTGTATCTACCATGCATGTATTTATAGGACGGTAAATATGTTGTATGCCAAGACTATCAATATTCAAGCCAGAAAAAGGTAATGATTTTCAGTTTTTAGATCGCAACATTTCTGAAATGTTTCAAATAGGCGGTACAGACGCCTACATACACAAATATATTTCACCAAATGATCAAGGGTCATCAGATGATGCAACACAACCTCAAAGGTCAGGAGATTCGCTTAATGAACTAGCTATTCAAGATATGTTGTTCCTGGAAAACAGAGATAGAAAATATGATACAGATGTGTATCATACAAGAGTAATATACAACGTAGGAGATATAGACTTTGACTTATCTCAGTTTGGTTTATTTTTACAGAATGATCAATTGTTTATGACTTTTCATATTAAAGATATTGTTGAAACATTAGGTAGAAAGATCATGAATGGTGATGTAATAGAACTGCCACATCTAAAAGATGAACACTCATTAGATGAAACTGATACAGAAGCAATTAAAAGATATTACGTTGTAGATGACGTGTCAAGAGCTTCTGAAGGATTTTCCCGTACATGGTGGCCACATCTATATAGGGTAAGAGTAAAAGGTATTACTGATGCACAAGAATTTAGAGACATATTAGGTGACAAAGACGAAAACACGGCACAAAAAACAAGAGACAAAGAAATAGAAATCAATGATGCTGTTGTTACACAAGCAGAAACTGATGCACCTAAGTCAGGGTATAACACACAGCAACTACATGTAATGCCTACCGACGAGGAAGGCAGAATAGCACTCGTGACAGTAGATGACACAGACTTATTAACAACGTCTGGACATGTTAATGTTGATAAAGTGTATGACTCTCCACGTGCAAATGGTTACATTGAAGGCTACTTGACCGGAGACGGTATACCTGCAAATGGAGAAACATATGGATTTGGTACATCATTTCCAACTAATCCTATTCAAGGACAATTTTTCTTGCGTACTGATTATTCACCTAACAGATTATTTAGATTTGATGGAAAACGTTTTGTGAAAATAGAGGATAATGTAAGAATGACAATGACACAAACTGACACAAGAAATACTAGTAAGACTGGCTTTATCAATAACACAAACACAACCACTAGTGATTTAGATGGGTCCACAACAACACCAGAACGTGTTGCATTAAGTAAATTATTAAAACCTAGAGCTGACAACTAATGCAACATTTTTACGACGCACAAATTAGAAGATATATTTTGCAATTCATACGGATGATGAGCAACTTTACATATCAGACAGGTCAAAATCAAAAAGGAGTCAAAGAAACTTTACAGGTACCTGTAAAATATGGAGACATGAGTAAACAGGTGGCATCTATAATTCGAAAAGGCTCAGAAAACACATTAATAGCAACGCCACAAATTTCATGCTATATTACTGACCTTGCATATGACAGGGACAGAATGTACAACCCTTACCACATAGATAAAAAACACATTAGAGAAAGAGAGTACGATGCGGCCACAGGTGAATACACAGGACAACCAGGACAGTCACATACTATCGAAAGAATAATGCCTACGCCTTTTGAACTGTCATTCAGAGCAGACATATTCACTACTAACACAGATCAAAAATTACAAATACTAGAACAAATACTTGTGTTATTCAATCCTGCACTTGAACTCCAAACCACAGATAACTTTTTAGACTGGACTTCATTAAGTTTCGTAGAACTTACAAACGTAAACTTCACATCACGAGCTATTCCACAAGGTATAGCTGATGAAATTGATGTGGCTACTTTAGACTTTAGAACACCTATTTTTATATCACCTCCAGCAAAATTAAAGAAACTAGGCGTGATAGAAAAGATTATAATGAGCATATATGACGAAGATGCAGGACAAGTTGACATAGATGGCATACTAGGGGGCAATTTATTATCACAACAATTTGTTACTCCTGGACAATATGGATTACTAGTGTTGGAAAACAAAGTTACTTTATTAGGATCAAACAAAGATACACTAGCCACTCATGCAAACAACAGAGAAAACTTAGTGTTTGAATCACAAACACAGTTTGGAGAAAGAATAAATTGGAAAAAAATTGAAGCATTGTATTCAAAAAAGTTTAGAGGCGGCCTAAGCAGTATTAAACTACAACAGACAGCCACAACAATAAATGGCGATGACATAATTGTAAATGTTGAAGGTACTATTGCTATAGATCCGCAGGATGATTTTGTTATGATGTTTAGTGTTGATGAAGATACAGTGCCTACTAATACAATAAATGCTGTAGACAAAGTAATTAATCCACTTACATATAACCCGTCAGGAGATGATAACGGAACAAGATATCTACTTACAGAAGACATTGGAGACAGACTGACTGATACCGCAAACAAAACTACAGAATGGGGCAATCTAGTTGCATCTGCAAATGATATTATAGAAAAGGTAGGGGGCGAATGGATAGTTGACTTCCATGGCTCTTTTGATGATTCAACACAATTAGGCTTAGGATTATTAGACTCTTCTACTAAAAGAGGCATAGATGAAAGAGACAGCACGTACAGTCTAGATAGTACCAAAGACACAATTCATTATGTAACTAACATACACACAGGCGTACAATTCAAATGGACTGGTACAACCTGGATAAAATCATATGAAGGTTTTTATGCTCCAGGAACTTGGACACTTTCATTTTAAAGCATAAAATATTACATGAGTGAAATAACAGCATCTGGATGTTTGTTCTATGCCAAGTCAACAAAACGTTTTTTATTTTTACATCGAAACTTAAAACAAAAAGGCACTTGGGGTCTTGTAGGCGGTATTAGTGTTGACACTGAGACACCCTGGCAGGGACTAAAAAGAGAAATTACGGAAGAAATTGGTTTTAATCCTAGCATTACAAAAACAATACCACTTGAACTTTTTGTTTCCCGAGATACAAAGTTTAAGTTTCATACATTTGTTTGTGTGGTCGAATCAGAATTTGTACCAAAACTCAATCCAGAACATTCAGGATATGCATGGGTAAGTGTTAATCAATGGCCTTTACCCTTACACGAAGGCGTAAAAAAAAGTTTAAACAGTAAACAAATTAAAACAAAACTACAAACAATATTAGATCTTATTGTTTAAATTTTAAGAATACACTCAACTAATTTTTCTTTAGTATCTGTGTTCGTTTCTAAAGATACTCCTATAAATTCAAGGCCATGACTACTTGCCACACCTTCGTTATCTGCAAATATTTTTTCTCCCTTTTGCACTGGGCCAATGCATCTGACTGGTACTTTACCTCTTATAGCATGTGGCTGTCCCATCGCAGACTCATTCATTATAAAAGCAGGTTTATCACTTATTACGCCTATGCACACATTGCCAAGTGTCCATGCAGTGGTTTGTTTTTCACCACCAACCATCATTACTGTGCCAACTGGATAAGTCTGATCATTTTCATATTTCTCTGCTAAATCCGCATACTGGGCGGCTGTGGCTGTTCCTGTAATTAATCCTGACACACGTAACGCATCATTTATTAATATTTCTGTAGAATCGTTAGCTGTAAGCACCTGGGTGCGTATATTGTTAATAGTAACTTCAGTAGAATCACTTGCCACAATTTCATTTACTTGTATTGTGCCTAGCACCTCCAAACCTTCATTGACCGTGATGTTTGTTGAATCTGTTGACACTATCTCACGCACATCAAGTGTCCCTATTGTTATTTCATCTGCTTCTAAGGTTGTTCCATTTAACAGTTGGAATTTGTCAGACTTCAGTCTAGCAGTTATTACATTAGATCCTGCTTTTTTGTTTGCAAATTCAATCAATCCATCTTCTGTGCCATCACTTGCATCTTGTATCTTTGCAGTAATTTTTGCATACACTATTTCTTGATCGGCATCATTTTCTCCTTTAAATTTTAATTGTCCTAAATAATCAGAATCTGCAGGAGATGAACTATTTCTTTTGAATGTTATCACAGGCGCCGCTGTGTTTGAATCTTCTGTTGTTGTTAGTAATAAGGAATCATCTGTTGTTGTGTTTGTGATTGATGCAGTTGTAAATGCTGGAGCCGATGATGTTGATATTGTTAACTGAGAATTACTACTTGTTGAAGTGGTTATGTTGTCGCCTCCAGCGATAAACAATCTATCAGTACCTAAAGTGACTTCCATGTCTGTTGAGTCATCTCCCACGACATTTAACTCCCCTCCGCCTGAATTATTGTCTACATAATTTTTTGTAGCGGCATCAGAAGATGAAGTTGGTTCAGCCACTTGTATTTTTGCCAATGCTGTGTCTGTGACTGAACTAGCAGTTGCAGATGATGTGGTGGTGACTGCTTTGAACACATCATCGCCTTCATTCCAATAAAAAGCGGCATTGTTGCCTGCTGATCCTCTCTGTATTAAAAGTCCAGCGTCAATATCAGCGCCTCCTGAATTATTTTTGTTCAACTCTAAAAGTGCGTCTTGTATTTCTAGATTAGTTGTATTAACCGACGTTGTTGTACCTGATACTGTAAGGTTTCCATCAACCTGTACGTTTGTAAATGTAGGTGAGTCATCCACTGCTAGTGTAATTTGTGCATTACTGCTTGTGGATGTTGTAAGATTAGTACCACCAGCAATAAAAAGCCTATCACTAGCAATATTCAAAGTCATTTCAGTTGAATCATCACCAACCACTGTTAAGAAAGCATCTGACGTAACTATTGTTCCTCCAGGAGTTGTGCCATCTCCTATACGTAACTGTCCTGTGGTTGTATCGTGTGCTAGATATGTATCTTCAATTACATGAGTGCTTATGTCTCTATTTTTAAATGATCCTTTGATCTTTCGAAAGGCCATTTTACAGTCCTAATTTTGTGAGATTATCCTTTGGATCTGCTTCTTCTTCGTCATCGATTTCATCATCGTCAACAATAGAATCAATAGCATCTGATGACTTGCCGTGTTCTGCTTTGTCTAATTCTATTTCTTGTTGTTGCGGTGACATCATAGGGGGTTGTGTGTCATCGTTGTCAGTTGGAGTGTCTTCTTTTTTTTCTACTTTGCCAAAAATGCTTTTGATAGATTCTGCATCTTCATCGCCTTCTAGTTTTCCATCAATTACAATTTTGAAATCTGTGAATCTCATACAAATATTTACCTTTACCTATATTAGGCGTGTGATTGAACGTAACATAACACTAAACCAATGCCATCCGTGCTTTTATCTTCTAACGCTCTACCAACCACAGTAAACGCATTACATTCTGACTTAAGAGCCTGTCTTGCCACACCTGCTGTGGCTGATGTCACAAGTCTATCACCTTTAGTGACAGGGCCTTCAACCTTAACAACAACACGTCCAGTCAGTGCAACAAGCGGATGTGTTGCATCATTACCAGCCTCTGTGTTCATTGTAAATCCTGCTTGATCTATACTTGATACAACACCAAATATTGTGTCGCTAACTTCTTCATTAACTTTTGTAATTTCTTTACTACCACCTATCTCAACAACATCACCTTTTTCCATAGGTGCGTCTGCTTCATACCTTTCTGCCAAGTCAGAATATTGTGCGGCAGTTGCCGTACCTGTGATCAAGCCTGACACTCTCAGTGCATCGTTAATAAGAACTTCTGTTGAATCATTTGCAGTAATAACTTGCGTCCTAATGTTGTTAATGGTTACCTCACTTGAATCACTTGATGTAATTTCATTTACTTGTATTGTTCCTAAAACTTCAAGACCTTCGTTGACTGTAATATTAGTTGAATCTGTTGATAAAATTTCTCTTACATCAAGTGTTGTTGTGTGTAGTGTGCCTGACAGTGTAACGTTTCTAAAGT